AGGAGACAAGAAATGAGCCAACAGAATCAAAAAGTCTTAATCGGAGATGACAGCATGATCTTCACAGGTGATGCTACAGCTAACGAATATCTTGGTGATGGTCAAAAAACGGTTGCCGAAATTCTTGCGGCTGATAAACCTGCGAAAGTTGATGGTTATTTTATGAGCATCATAACCGCGATAGGAGTCGATTCCTTTTTCCCACAAGGTTTAATAGTCGGTGAATTGTTTCCATTTGCGGACAGCGATGTTCCGGGAAATGGTGACAAATTCCGTGTACTCGATCTTAATCATATAGCTGACGCTTCCAGTTGGAGTTTTTCTATTACCCAGGGTGAGATTGACGTAACTCGTCTTAACGACAAATTCCGCAAGTATCGCCTTGGTAAAAAGGACGCGCAGCTTTCACTCGCTTCAATATTTACTGTAGGCGAATCTGATCGTATCGGCGGTGTTATTAACCGTAACATGAAGCTTGTGAAAAAAGACAGTGACGGCAATATAACTGTAAGCGACGAAGCAAACCGCGCGCTTTACATGCTCGGCTATGTAAACAAAGCGGCTACGCCAGAAGAAACAAGTGATTTTGTTTTCTGCAAAATCTATCTTTACAACGCACGTCTCGGCGGACAGTCAGGAAGCGCACAGTCTTATGACGCGTCTGGCAGACTCACCGATTTTGATCCTGTGTTTTATTCACTTGACGCTCAAAACGCGCCAGTAACGGCTCCTGATCCGGATCCGGTGCCATAAGGGGAAATCATGAAATATCCAATAACAAATGAAGGAATATTTATTCCTAGCTTCAAAAAAAATAAAGAATTGAGTGCAGCTGAACAAATATCTGTTCGTTACCGGCAGCCGACGCTTGCTATTAAAAATCGCTGCCGAAGTAAGCCGCAGGCTAAAGCCATATCCGGGAAAGACGGACAGGTCGACAAAATAGAAATAACCATAGACAAAGATGATTTTACAACATTAAAAGAAATGCTTATTTCTATTTCTAATTGTTCATACGGCGAAGGCGATGGACCTGAAACTAAAATTAGTTCAGCGCAAAATTTAATTGACGCGCCTGTATTCTTTGAACCGCTCTTAAGAGAAATCGTCAAAGAATTCGACCGGATATTAGATGATCAAAACATTGACGAAAAAAACTAAAAATTGCTTACCGGGTATACCGCGCCGGTAAGCATAATGCAAGCGTACGTCCGGGGCGTGATTTGCTCTGGAATACGCGAGCTAAAGACGAACGCGGGCAAGATGTATTCATTAAAAATAGTGAATGCGCAGCGTACATTAACGAAGATACTATTTCCGCGATTAATGTTTTTAGTACGTGCGAAATTCTTGGAAGCTTTCCGTTTACAGGAGGATGGGCAGAACAGCCCGCGTGGATAACACAGGCAATATCTGTTTTGAAAGTTGAGAAATGGAAAGTAGACGAAGAAGAGCGAGAGCAAAAACAACGAGAGCAAGAGGAAGCGAGAAAGCATGTCAGATAAAACCCTTGAGTTGCAGATAAGAATTGCCGCTGAAGACGCAGCCCGAATTGTGTCCGCGCTCAAGGATGATTTTAAAACTCTCGCCGATGAAGCCGGCAAGTACGCAAAAAATGAAGGCCAAGAAATAAATAAAAGATTTAAAGAAACCGAAGAAGCCGCGAAGGATTCAGCCAAAAGCATTGATGATATTTTTAAGGCGATGGGACGTTTAACAGAAGTAATCGCCGCGACTAAAGCACTTTCATTTATAAAAGACATGGGTGTGTTCGCACTGCAGAGCGCCGACAATTTCCAGACTATGAAAAATCAATTCGGCACTTTGCTTGGCGATATGGAAGCGGGCGCCGGATTGTTCGCGGAGATTAAGGCGTTCGGTGACGTTACGCCCTTTGATCTCGATACACTTACCCAGGCGACAAATGTTTTAATTTCCGCAAAGGTACCGCTTTCTGAATTACAAAATCAACTTACAAAATTCGGCGACCTCTCCCAAGGTAATTCGCAGAAAATGACAAGTTATGTAAACGCGTTTTCGCAAGCTTCCGCCAAGGGCAAAGCCGACATGCAAATCCTTAACACATATCTTAATCAGGGCGTTCCAATATTAGATGCTCTCGCTAAAAACTTCGGGAAAACAACCGCAGAAATTATTGAAATGTCAAGCAAAGGAGAAATAAGCTTCGCTGATTTCTCAAAAGCTCTTGATGATCTTACGGCTGCTGGAGGACAATATTTCGGCGGCATGGAATTGGCATCAAAGAGTCTTGCCGCGATGCAGGAAGGTTTGAGCGAAGCTGTGAACACATTAGGAGCGTCATTCGGCGAAATGTTAATGCCCGCTGCGCTTGCCGTTATTGGCGCGTTAACAGAAATTACAAACGCGATAAACGAAAGCCCATTGTTACAAGGTTTGCTTATTGGCGCTGTTGTCGCGCTTACAGGATATCTCGCCGCTATGGCGATAAAAGCGGGAATCGCATTCGCCGCGCAGATGGCACTTAACTTATCGATTGGCGCATTGAATCCTGTGGTACTCGCGACAACTATCGCTGTCGCGGGAATGGCCGCTGGTTATACCGCAATGGCAGCCAAGGCGCAAGCGGCTGCAAGAGAAGAAGAAGGTCACGCGTTAGCTTTAAGAAAAAAATACAGCGCGATTAATGACTTTGCGGGTGCCGCCAAAGGTTATGCTGATTCTTTCAAAAACATGGCTGGCGAAAATATTGCAGGCGATATAAAAAAAGCAACAGATAAAGTTAGCAGTCTTACAAGCGCTATAGAAAGAGAAAAAGAAAAATTGGAACAATTAAAAAACAGTTTCAGAGATGAAGGACGAGATCATCTCGCGGAAACCGCGCCTGTTGTGAAAAAAATGGAAGCTGATATTGAACGAATGCGTAATGATCTTGCGTCCGCTGAAGCTGAATTAAAAGCTATAAACGCCGGGTATCAACAATTCAGACAAGCCGATAAATCCGCACCTGCACCAATTGATGAAAAAGCAAAAAAGGCGGCGGCTGATTGGCTCGCGCAATGGCGTGATCAATACGCGAAGTTCCAGGCTGAAATTTCCGGTAATCCCTTTGCCATGATCGAGATAGAGTTAAAAGCAACTTTAAAAGAAGCGAACTTACACGGCGCGAGCAAAAAAGTTATTGACGAGATTAATGAATATTACTCTAATGAACGAAAAAAAGTAATTGAAGATTTAAAATCACAGGAAGAACGAATTATTACATCATTAACACAAACAAAACTAGACGATATTGAATTACAAAAAAGAGAGGAATTAAAAGCTCTCTCTGAACTTGAACAGGCGCGTATTTTCTCCGCTCAATACACCGAAGAAGAAATCGCCGAAATAAAAAAACAATTTGAACAAATGCGTAATGATACTGAAATTAAATTTTCAATTGAAATAGATAAAACAAAATTGGATGAAGCGCGCGACTCTATAAGAAACTGGCAGGAAGTTTTGTCAGATAATTTATTAACTGCTTTTTTAAATTTAGAATCTTTTAATGCAAAGGCTGCTGTTATTTTTGCAGATCTTACACAGCAGCTTATAGAACTTTCCGGCGCCGCGGCTTTAACCGGCTTTGAAGAATTTGGTCGCGCTCTTGGACAGGGAGAAGACGCAGCAGAATCAATGAACCGTGCGCTAACTGTTATGGCTCAACAAATATTAAAACAATTACCAATGATGTTTCTGCAGGCAGGACTTCAATTAATCGCGCAAGGTCAATGGCCGCTTGGTCTTGGCTTCATAGCCGCCGCTGGCTCAACAGCGATTATATCCGGCTATGTCGATGGTGATATTTCAAAAAGAGAAAAGGCAGCAAAAGAAATGTCTAAACACGCGCAAGGCGGCGTGTTCGATGAGTATGGCAAGGCTGCGCAGGCGTTCGCCGCCGGTGGAACTTTTACAAATCAAATTGTGAGTACTCCAACATACTTTGCGCATGGAGGCGGCTTCGGTCTTATGGGTGAAGCAGGACCTGAAGCTATAATGCCGCTTACAAGAATGACAGACGGCAAACTTGGTGTTCAAACATCAGGAACCGGGCAGAATGTAATTATAAATATAAATAATTATTCAAGCGAGACTGTTAGCAAGGAAGAAACTAAAAACGCTGACGGCACAAGACAATTGGAAATAACAATTGGCAATGCTGTAGACAAATATTTTTCTTCCGGAAAACCAGATAGATTGATGGCAAGCCGTTACGGTTTACGTCATGTGGGAGTTTAAATGGCGATAATATATTGGCCGGAGATTTTACCAAACGGATTACTCGCCGATGGTTTTTCAAAGCAGCCGCAAAGCAATGTTATTCGCACAAACATGGACGCGGGACCAAATAAGGCAAGGCGCAGATACACGGCAGTATCTATAAAATATTCCGGCAAGCAAATATTTGACAAACTTGAATTGGATGTATTTGAGCAATTTTATCATAATGTTATAGCAGATGGTGTTTTACGGTTTATGTTTAAGGATCCTGTTTCAGAGGAAGAAGCTGAATTTAGATTTACAGCTGAACCTGTAACATCAGAGGCGGATGGTTTTTATGCTGTATCGATGCAGCTGGAGAGATTGTAATGAGTAAGATATCTAAAAATGCCACAGAAGCGGTACTAGAACAGGAAACAGAAAAAGTTTTTTTACATCTGTTAAAAATTGAAGTAGCGAATAGCGGCGCTGTTATGCGCTTTGTAGATAATAATCAAAATATAACTTCCCGCGGAGAAGAATTCGCCGCATGCGGTTTTAATATTATCCTGCCGGAACAAACAGACAACGCTCCGCGGCCGTGCCGGCTAGCGATAGACAACACAGATTTATCTATTTTCCAAACAATTAAACAGGCTGTTGGGCAGGATGTTATAGTAACTGTTTGTGTAATTATCGCGGACACTCCCGATACATACGAAAGAGGCCCGCTTAAGTTCAAACTGCGCAATGTAAGCGCAACAAAAGAAAAAATCGAGGGCGAGATTTACGATTTTGTTTTAACGGATCGCAAGTTCCCAAAAGACACCTACACGCCTGAAGATTTTGAGGGGTTATTTTT